CCACGAGCTCAGCACCTTTCATAACTCCTTCTCGCGTCGCCGGATCTTGGAAGGCTGACATTAGCATCCCTTTTGCGCGAGCATAACCACCGCTCAAAAAGCGGGAAATGGTCCGCAAGTGGGAGTCATTACACATCACCTTGTCAAAATGCGACAATTTTTCAAAAGCATCATTCATCATCATCACATCGACACTTCCGGGTTCGGGGGCATAGGTCTGTAATTGAGTCAGACCTTCCCAAACGAAGAAGGCTTCCACCCTGAAATTTTGGGCAGCGACGTCATTCACATCGAGACCGAAACTGAGATACGGCGCCTCATATTCATCATCAATCGAATGAAAATTCGTATCAGATGGATTCATGGGACACCATATTCCATAACAGCCACTTGTGGCGCTGCCCTCATAAGAGTGAAGAAGAGAAGCGATGCTTGCATAACTAGTGATGCGATCAGCGGAAGGGGTAGAAAGGGAATCGATGAGCGCTCCAGCAATGCTACCATTCTTGGTGAGATCACCTCTGTACTTCACCCACAAATAACCTGCAACGCAGCGAACTGCGCTGAAATCTTCTGAAACCCGGGCATAATTCTGACAATTGACACCAGTCATGAGAGAATTATGGTCAGGACGATTAAGAGTTCCAGTAACACCGACGTGGTTCAAAAATAATGTACCACCAGAGTTATTAAGAAACCTAATGATCCCAACAGAGGTGTCAGCAGCGTTAAGAGTTAGGGTGATCACAGAGGATGTGTCTCCAATATTGATAGCTTGTGCCTGGACACGGGTAGCAACATCAGTGTCTACCTCAAGTTGAATATTTCCCGCAGCTGTGGCGGGCCTAAATTGAACATAGAGAACAACGGTGTTGGTTCCCCCCGCAGTAATTCGGTATGTAAAGTTCTTAAAATTAGCAGAAGGAGGAGTGGTTTCACTGAAGAAAACCCCATTCAGTTTCACGGTGTCATTGGAAGTATTGGTCATGATACCAGACGTGGCAATCTCCATAACCGCGAGGTTGATAAAGGTATTAGAACCAATATACCTCTCGGATTCAGGAGTGCTAGGGTCGATATCAACCTGACGAAGAGAACCAGCAATACCGCGAATAGAAGCGATACCAAACTGATTTCCAGAAGTACTAGAAGTGTTAGAGACGCTAACATGATTTCGAGGCTGAGGGCGTGCAATAACATTGCAGCGGCCATCAGTATCGAAATTATTAGCGTCCAAATCTAAGACAGTACGACTGACAAACACATGGTTGCGATGGGAGTAAAAATCAGGAATCCCGCGAAGGCCGTGAGCCAATGCCTCATCCCACAAGGTAGGATCTAACAATTCCATCAAGTACCAATTAACTCTAGACTTAGGCGGTTTAATAATCGCCTTGTTCATGAGCTTAGGTAGCTGAGGATTCGCCGTTCTTACCTGGGAAGCATTGACATACTTCGCGACCTCGCGTTTGGCTTCAGCCTTTGCTGCAGCCTTCTTCTGAGCATTTTTCCCTGCTGTCATTTTAGATAGATTAGAAGTAGAAGATTTGTTTGTTGATTTGAGACAAAGGTCCTCGTATGTACGTTTTAACCCGGAACTAGGCGCCTCCCTTTTAGTACATGCATTGCCAGAAGAAAAACCACTTCGGTGGGAAAAATCCATGCCAATGCGACGAGGACCAGCAGCTACAAAACGGGCTTTGTTTACATCAATGGGAATACCATAGGGCTCGATAAATTCCAACCATTCACGAAAAATTTCCTCGTCGTCTGCTATCAAGCAGGCGATCGAGAAAAGCTTATTCGCAAATTCACTCAGAGTGAGCTTACCACGGTTGCACGCAGACCAAAAAGCTTTCGCCTTCGAGATGGTATAACGAATTTTACCACCTTTTTCGGTAAACGTGCCTCCGAGGTAAGTCGTGGCAGTAATGTCTCGAGTTAACGGTTTCACATATCCTTTGTAAACAGTATTCCACGTCGTATAACTGTAGTTCAAATCTTTTTCCGCCAACAATGTTTCGTTGGCGACACAAAGTGAATCATCTGATAAAATCCGTAGAAACACGTGCTTCCAGAAATAATCTTTGGGTTGTTTCATTGTATAAGTAAAATGAAACCATCTGATAAAGATGTGTCTTATACAATTGTCCTCGGTGGTGTTCTTCCATCCGGAAGGATTACCACGTAGACATTCGATAATTTCACCATCGAACCAGATGAGATCTTTCTGTAGAGCCTGATGATAAAGATGCTCCAATCGTTTTGCAAACTCGAGGTCTCCATGTCGACGCGCGAAATAAATGCGCATAGCAAGACAGAGTCTAAAAAAAAATTTGATGCAGGTTAGATCGAATTTGCTACAGTCACTTTCTTCAATGACTTTAGCAGGATCCGACTTTATCTCCGCAACAATGTCGTCGGCTAGATCTAAAAACCCACCATACTGCCACACTTCCCCTGCAGAATTCCAAGGCATACGCTTAAGCGCAGCATTGAAATCCTTACAGAGAGAGGACGCATAGTAGTCGTTTAGAACACCGGCGACATAGAACACTCTACTTTTCTTATCAGCAATATCATCCTGGACTGTTAGCTCTTCCTTAGGAGCAGCACTGAAATTCTCTCGGTAGTTACACCGATGAGCATTTCTAATATACTGCTCGAGCCATTTTTCATGTTCTGAACACGCATAAAATTCACCTTTCTTTACAATTTTGGAACGCCGCCAGCCCTTTCCGGCCGCTGCGTCAAAATTGACTTTGATTGGTTCAACTTCATGAGTGTCAAAATATCCTCCGTAGTGCTCTTCAAAAGCAGTAATGAACTCGGTTATAAGCGCCTCACAATCAAGATTCTTATACCCATCCCAATTTGAACTTTCGACCAAATGGGCGGGTATCTTTGCCCTGACTGCATTATCATCTGTCAAATAGAGTAAATTCTTCTTGACAGATGCAATGTCCCCTCGATAGATCTTATACTGATCTTCCATCCAAGACGGAAGAAAAGATCCATCGGGAACGGGGAGCTCTAAACCTTCACTCCAGGCTGGCATTGGGGTCGTGCCAAACGTGGCCGTACTACAATACCAGTAGAGCCCTGGAGGTACTTCGCATTTAAAGGAGCAATTTGCTGCACCAGTGAATGCGTTTTCTTACGATCATCTCTACCTTTGTTGATAGCAACAAGATAAGGGACCCCATTTTTGAATTGAAAAACTGGGGTTCCAGAAGCACCATGATTTATATCAGTGGAGCAATCAACATACGCCAGGGTATGGCATACACCAACATCCTGAGGAACGGTGATGGTACCTTGAGTGTACATCTCGGGACACTTAAACACAACTCGCCCACCTTCACTAATATTGCCAATTGAGGCGGCCTTTCCCTGGTTGAAACGCTTATCAACCACCAGAAGACAATCACCTCCAGCAATTCTATTGTTGGTGTTATCACGACATTTTCTATCGCAATGGAAACGTATTAGCTGTGTATTTTTCATGTCGCCGCGATGTACGGCGCCTTCACAGGTTATCTCAAAATTAGTGACGTCATAGTTTCCACTAAGAACGTACTCACCAGGGATAATATGATAATTAGTCATAATTCCTGTAACGTGAACATCGTTAACCTTAACTTTCACTCTGACACCACGGGTGGTGTACTTTTCTCGGCCGTAAAAAGAAATTGTAAAATCTCGATAACCCTGTAAGAGTTTGAGATCAATTGTGTCTTTAAAGCCTTCTTCCACAATGGCGTGGTCTGATTTTTCCGGTTCAACTGCTGGTTCACTAGCAGCGTCGTGGTTCTTGATTGCTTCGTCTATCGATTTTACTTGGCGAAGGAGCCATTTACCTTGGAACCCTTCTTTCGCCTTACTCCACTCTTCCACCCGGTACTTATATTTCTTGGGATTCTTTGGAGGGGCGAACATCAGGTTCAGGTAACGGTCAGGGATGCGGTACTCTCCACTGTTGTGGTCACGATTATATTTAGATGATATATCGTCCATGCACCTAGTAATTTCTGCATACCGCCGACGATCCTTCGCCGAGAAATCGGCGATGCCAAACAAGCTGCCACGATGGCGGTCCTCAATGCGCATAAGTTCGTCATCCATATCTTCCATTACAGAAGTGTAGACGTCGGACTCGTCGCGTTCACTGAGTTCGCCTTTGAACTTGTGATAGAAATCTTGGACTTCTTTGTATTTCTTGATTCCACGGAACCAGTCAGGGGTGTTTGTTTCACCTTTATGATCTTCTAAAGGCGACTGAACGGCTTGCGGGCCAGGGACAACGGTTGTGGGAGTTTCCACGCTCATGGAATGGGCTTGGTATCCTAATCCAGAAGTCCCGTTATTGGCAGTGGTGTTGATTAGGGCTGCCGCCTCGGCCACTACCCCAGTTGCTTCTATCTTCGAAGCCGACTTTTCAGCGGATCCAAGATAGAGATTAAACCGGGTTATAATAACCTTAGGCGAAAATTCCCTAAAAGCAAACAACAAGTGAACAATAGCGTTTACAAGCGCTTCAGCGTCTCCCTCTATCAACACTTCTAAATCAGACGGATCGACCGCCTGACGGTTGAGAGTGAGACACACCGCGTTGATTCGCTGCGGATCACGCACTGCGTCAATAAATTCAGTCAACTTATCCTCCACACACTCGACATCAACAACGCAACCTAAAAGGGAAATAACCAGCAAAAGATACTGAAAAACCTGATGGGAGGTGTTGTTAAGTAGAAGGACGATAAGAGGGTACAGCTTGCTACACGAAAGGGTCCATGCTTTGTCTTTAATCTCCTTCCTCTCTCTACATTTCGCAAGATTAACCAAAGTTAAAGTGCGAATGGGAGATTCTCCAAGATAGATAAAAGCACGGGTTACTCTCGTGCAACAGCCGAAAACCCACCTCTTAATACGTTCCACAAAGCTGCATTTGATATTTGCGTAGCTTCGGTGCGCGCAGGCCTTTATTTCTGTGTAACCACGGTTCAAAACTTCAGTAGTTCTGATCACCGCGGAGTTTCTAAGTCTGTCTTTCATCCTGTACCCTCCAGCAAAGACGGCGCACAAGAAGTGCGCCACAATGCCGAGGATCATAAACGGAAAAAGGCCATAAAAGAAAAACCAAAGTGGAAAACTACAAATGGTTACAACAGGTATCCATCCTTGTGGCTGTGATCTTACGGGTACAGCCACATTGACGTTGGAGTCATCCTCCTCGTGGACTGGGGCTTCGGGTTCCAAATTCTCAGCAACCCTACGTGCCTCATTCCACGTCTCATACAAAGGCTGGCGATCAGCATAATCTTCATAAGTACGGTCGTGAACATTATCAGGGTTTGCCACGTATTCACGATACGCAGCTTCCTGCTCGAGTTCATCGAGCATTTCTCTCCTCATAATATTTTCGAAGATAGCTAACCTCTCTTCAGGTCCCACAAAACCGGACGGCCCTATCACCTCACCGAGAAAATCATGATCCCAGTTACTCGTGAAGACCACCAATTGCGGAAGCTTTATACAGAGTCTAGCTTCGGCACTATCCATTTTACGGATTACGCTGGTAAGGGTTCTCCTGATGATACCCGATGAAGACTGTCTTAGTCTCTGCAACAAGGAAAGAAATATCTTTCCCCTCACAGACTTGAGAAATTTCCTGCATCGGTTATTCACGTCAAGGTGAAACCAACAAAAGCCAATGATGAAG